CAATACCGAGAAGACCATCCGGGAGGCAGCAGTCGCAGGCTCCAGGGAGGCCGTCCTACGTACACCCGTTAGGACCGGCAAAGCTCGCATCAACTGGAAAGTTAGGTTTGGTACATGGGGTGGTGGGGTACGGAAAGGCCCAAACACTGGACGTGTTGAAGCGAACAGAAATCTGGCATCCACTGAGGCCTTAATCAATGCGGCCAACCGCATCAAGGGTTGGAAGATTGGTAGTGGGAGTATCATCATCGGTAACTCAGTTGATTATATCGGAGACCTAGATAGAGGAACATCAAGGCAAGCCATGGCGGGCATGAGTAAATTTGCAATTGCGGCGGCACAGGATGTGCTTCGTAAAGGAAAGCTGCTGAAGAAAAATGGCTAAAGAAATTCTCCTAATCGAGATTAAAGAAAATGGTGCCCGCGTTGTCAAACGCAGCATCAACGATATCGGTGGGGCTGCGGATAAGACGTCGAGTTCTGTGAGCAAGCTGACAAAACTGCTGGCGGGTGTGGTCTCTGCAAAGTTGATTAAAGACACCGTCATGCTGGCCGATGCGTATGCCAACCTACTCAACCGTGTGCGTGTTGTGACAGGTAGTCAATTTGAGCTGAAGAAAGCCATGGAAGGTGTGGCTAAGATCTCTCGTGAGACCCGTACTGACCTGGCAGCGAACGTTGACATGTATGCTCGTGTCGCACTGAACACCAAGACCATGGGATTTGCCATGAAGGATGTTCTGCGATTCGCTAAGCAACTGAACCACGCTGTTATTCTCTCTGGTGTTACTGCGAGAGAAGCCCAGTGGGGTATGGTTCAGTTCTCCCAAGCCTTGGCGGCGGGTGCTCTGCGTGGTGACGAACTTCGTGCGGTTATGGAACAACTGCCTGTCGTGACAGACGTCATCACCTCCCACCTCAAGATTGGTCGTGGTGAGCTGCGTAAGCTGGCCTTTGAAGGTCGAGTGACATCCAAGGTTGTTATTGACGCGTTCGCCGCTGCTGAGAAAGATCTGGCTGAGCGTTTCGGAAAGCGTATTCCTACGATTGACCAAGGCCTCACAGTCCTAAGATCCAACTTCCTGAGATTCATCGGTGAGCAAGATCAGGCATGGGAAGGCACAAGCAAGTTTGCCCAGTCACTCCTCTTTGCTGCCGATAACATGGAACTTCTTGGGCGTATGGGCCAGGTTGCGGCAACAATAATCGGTGGCATACTTCTAACCAACATCCTCAAGATGGCTGCGGGGTGGCAACTCTTCAACCTGAGTGTTATCAAGACGCACGCCGTCATGGTGCTTTTCGTCGCCGCCGCTGCCACACTTGTGGTATTCGCAGATAAGATCAAGATTGCTAAAGACGAAACCACAACACTGTCCGACGTGGTCCGGGGCATGGGTCCAGAGTTTAAGGTTGTTGGTGACCATGCCCAAGATATGTGGAATGCCATTGCGGACTCTTCCGGGATGGACAATCTGAAAATCCTGACTGACACCACAGTAGCGGATATGCTGATGAGCGTTGCCCGAGTTGGTGACAACTTTGCTGGCGTGTTCCAAGGCATCTTTAGTGTGCTCAAGAATTCTCTAGCCAATATCAAGCAATTCATTAGGCTGATGTTGTCTTCCATCGGGTCTTTCTTCAGTGCTCTGGGAGAGAAGACTAAACGAGAATTTACGGTTATTCGCCTGACAATCATGAATACAGCCCGAGCGGTTAAAGAGGCTTTGGTTGGAAATGTGGATTCAGCCAGGGCGTTCCTCAAGGTCGCAGGGGACGCAGCAAACATAGAAGTCCCAAGCATTGGTGACTTATATCTGAAAAACGTCAAGGCAGAGGCTGAAAAATTTAAGGGTTTCGGTAAGTCCTCAGCAGAGGCTTTCATGGACGGATTTGAAGGTGCGGGCACAAACACCCAAGATATGATGGAACGTGCCATCAAGCGGGGTAGAGAGCTCAATAGAGAGAGTATGGCCGGTGGGTTGACACCTGCCAATAATATTCGTGGTCTCACACCTGGCCAACAGACGTTGTTTAAGCAGATGACTGGAGATGTTGGAAAGCTAAACGCCGTTGCACGTGACCTGGATGCCATTATGGCCAAGGGTGTGACAAATGCCTTGTCTGATGCGAATGCCGAGCTGGAACGTGGTGCCCTCACCACCGCAGAACATGCAACCAAAACCGCTGGGCTTAAGAGAGAGTTGATGCAGTACATCTCTACTACGTCTGAGCTGGAATCCCTTAAAAAGGATGGCATCATCACAAACGAAGAATTTGCAGCAAGCCAAGCCCAGGTCGCCGCCAACGCCAAGGCCATTAATGAACAATTCGCTATTGGGACTGTGACACAGGAAATGTATAACCGCAAGATGGTTGAGATGAAGGCCAAGTCCCTGGAAGCCAGCACTGGTGTAGCTGATGGATTCAAGCGAGGCTTCCTGGAGGTTGGCTTGGAAATCACAAACTTTGCGGATACCGCAGAAAAGACAGTCACCAACGCATTCAACAATATGGAGGATGCATTGGTCAGCTTCGTGACAACCGGAAAGGTTGACTTCAAAGGTCTCGTTGACTCTATCCTTGCTGACCTGACACGGCTGGTGGCTCGTCAGATGATCTCTAAGGCCCTGGGCGGTCTGATGAGCATGGGCGGTGGCGGCGGTGGAATGTTGGCCACCCTGTTCAGCTCAGCAGGCACTGGGCGTGCAAACGGTGGTCCGGTATCCGCTGGCGGAGCTTACATGGTTGGTGAGCGTGGTCCTGAGCCATTTTTCCCTAATCAATCTGGCCAGATCATGAGCAATGAGAAGATGAGAGCTGCCCCGGCTGCGGCTCCGGCTGAATTGCCCCCGATCAAGATCATCAGTATCTGGAGCACTGAGGACATTGGCGATTACATGAATGGTCCAGACGGCGAACGAATCATCGTGAACAAGAGCCCTGGAAGAGGGCAAGAAAGACAGCAATAATAGGAGACCTTAATGGCCTGGTTTAAAGGAACAACAACAGACTGGCACGATATGCTGGACATCATGGAGCTGATCGGAGCTGACGAGCACATGTCGGCTGTCGATGTATACGACGGTGGGTCTGGTTATGTTATCGGGGACACTATCGCCCTGAGTTCTGGGTCATATGACTTTGCCCCGGAGTTGGAAGCCCGTAGTGTTTTATCAGGAAATACTGTCGCTACAGTGGCGTCTATCGTCGCGGGTGGAACAGGCTACAATATAGGTGATACTGTAGAGCTGGTGGGCGGAACATCTGACGTGGTTGCCGTACTGGAGGTGACTGCCGAGGTAGGTAACGTAGTAACAGGACTACAGATAAACAACCCTGGTGTGTACTCCGTGAATCCTACCGGCACCGTAGCCACGGCCAAACTCACCGGCTCTGGGGATGATGCCCTGACCGTGACGCTGACATGGAATACAGCAGTGACTGGTATCGTAGAGACTGCGTTTATTTCCCATGCCGGAGCTTCCACTGTGGCCCCAACCAACCCGGTAGCCTCCACTGCGACATCTGGAGTAGGTACAGGACTCAAGGTGGACTGCACATGGTTAGAGACCTATTGGGAAACACTGATGAACTACAATCCAAAGGTGGGGCTCTCTGCTGTGGTCTCTGCGGGTGGAACCGGCTATTCTGTCGATGACATTATCATAATGGACATGGGAGCGGGATCGCCAGTGGAGTACACGCACTGGAAAGTGGCTACCTTAAGTGGGTCGGCAGTGGCGACAGTAACGCTTGACACCGAAGGCTATTGGGCTGCAACGCCCTCCAACCCTGCGGCAACAACTGCCCACCCGACTACACCAGGCGGAACGGGCTGTACGCTCACTGTCACGTACGATGATTTCGTGGATGGTGATTACTCGTTATTCCAGCACTTTATTATGCACAATACGCAGACAGATGTGTATGTTGGTATCGAAGCCTCCAACTACTCCCCCAATGATGCCGATGTCTGGAAGGTCTTTAACCTCACAGGATTCTCAAGCCTCTTGACCAAGTTCAGTGAGCAACCGGGATACATTGACAACGACTGCTATTGCTCCCTACATGACGGAAGCTTCGACTATAACCTGAGCTTGAACGACCGCAGACTCCTGGGTATATTCAACCTCGGTTCTGGGTCAAGTTACAATTCAATCTACCTGGGCTTCGTAGATCCATTCATGACAGAGGATGAGTACCCTTACCCATGTATGTCTATGGGATGTTTCTCTGCCCCACAAAAATACACATATTCTGGGGATGGGCAAGGGGGTATCCCCAATCCGGGTGCCTTTACCGGTGCTCAGCTCGGTCCAGGTGTTATCAGAAATCCAGGTGGGGTGGATGAAGTGGTGTGGAATTGGTATATGTTTAGTGGAAGTCAGTCGTTGGGCGGGGTAAACCTCAGCCTAACACCAATCGGTAACCAGTATGAGACACCCACCTTGGGGGAAGAGGATTGGTATACCAGCGAGGCCTCACATAGTTGGTACAGTATCGTCCAAATTAAAGATGTTGTGGCCTCTAGCCAAGACAACCTGAAGCGTTTAAATAACACCTATATTCTGGTTCCTATATATGTCTCCGATTACGATAACAAGAGATTCTTGGGTCAGTTAGGTGGATGCTTCTGGTTCGATAATGCTGATGCTGCACTGTCTTCTGGTGATCGTATGTGGTTTGGCAATGTAGCCTATCGAGTATACCAGAATGTCAAGAAGTCCAATAAGAACAATTTCTTCTGTGTAAAGGAAGGGTAATATGTCTTACGCTGTATCTACATCTATCACCAGCCAAGCTGACCTAATGTCACAGGTGTCTACCTTTGCGGTAGCCCGTGGATGGACTGAGGATAACTACGACGCACCCAACTACAAAATGTCCTTGCATAAAGGGAGTTGTTATGTCCACTTCTTCTGGAACGACACTTCGGCCCTTGGTGCTGCCAATGGGACAAGCATCGGTATGTACCAGAGCATCGGGTTCACCGCTGCGGGAACGGACAGCTGGGCTCACCCAGATGACTCACAGAACGGTGGTGCAGGCCCATCCCTCCTGGGCACGGAGCGTGGTATCAAAACTATAGGCCCAGGACCCTATACGTCACTGCACATGTTCGGTCACACGGACACAGATGTAATCTATTGCGTGCTGGAAGTCGCTCCTGGATTCTATCGCCACTTTGGTTTTGGTAACATTGTGAAGTCTGGTTCCTGGACAGGCGGAGAATGGGTGGGTGGCCACCAGTGGCAGCTGGAGAACACCGGTGCGTATGCTGATGTCCCAGGTAGCCATCAGCATTCTGTCTTGCTCGACGGATTCAACTACGGGAACTTTGGCGGGTACACATCCTCCGAGCGTTGTGCTGCGACCATGCATGTGGAAGGGTTGCCTGACCAAGAGACAGAAAACCCACACTGGGGCCAAGTAGGTAGCGGCTATCAGATGGCAGACATCTATAGAGAGGGCAGGGATGGAAACAAACGTGCCGTCATTCAAGGTGGAATACGTACTAACTTCAACGTACAGCAAATGGGTTTCTTAGCACCTGACCTGTCCAAGGGATACATCCCTATTATGCCATGCGACATCTTCTATTACCATTTGATTGGTGGTGACGCAGAGGAGGTGTACTACCTGGGACGTATGCACAACATAGGCATGTTTCAAATGACTGGTGTGGAGCCCCAGGCTGAGTTGGCAGTGGGTGGTGATGATTGGATGGCTTTCCCTGTGACACGCAAGGCTTACAACGAAGACGAAAACCAAGAGTCCTGGAACGCAGGAATCATTTACATGAAATAAGAGGTAACCATGAGCTTTAGTAACTACAATGAAAATTATCTGCTGGCCTACCTGATGTCGTCTAAGACTGTGTATGTTGGGTACGGCACAGCATCTGCCGGAGAGGACGGAAGTGGTGCTACCGAACCTTCTGGTGGCACTGCGTATGCACGACAAGCGTATGGTGCCTATACCGTGACAGCCGTTGGTGTGGATGATCAGGAAGTGACCAATGATAATGTCATCACATTCCCAACGGCCACGGCCTCGCAGGGGACAGTCACACACATCTACTTCTACGATGCTGTCACTGCCGGAAACTTCCTAGGTGAGGTATCGTTGGCCGACCTTCTGTTGGCAGATTTCAATGCGGGTATTGGATCTATCATGAGCATCCCTGCAACCAAGTGTGTAATCACAATGGACTAATTCGTCGGAGAGTACCATGGCAGCAACACTTCAAGAGTCCTTTGATAACGGGACTTCGGTCTACAACGCCTGGGTGAGCAGCACTGTCTACTACGGACAGACGTGGACAACGGCCTCCAGCTATGAGTTGTACGAGTTCTCGCTAAAGCTCATTAAGCCTTCTGCGTCGTTCCCAGGTAATACAACAGCATACCTGTTCGCCGTCAATGGTTCGGGCCAACCCATTCTGCCCATCCTTGCTACATCTAATGTGTTCGATGCCAACTCTCTGCCTACGGGCGGCTCTGGGACGTGGGTAGATTTTGTATTCGCAACCCAACCCTTACTGGCAAACGCAACAAAATATGCCGTGTGTATCCAGAACAGTTGGGGCTCTGCCGGAAAACTGAGGGTCATCACATATAAGGCTTCTGATGCGTACGTCCCAGGTCAACTGGCTTGGGGTAGCGGCTTACCTATGCCTGTCCATGCCACCTATGATTGTGTGTTCCGGGCACAAGGGGAAGATCCCCTGGGCGATGTAACCGTTGACGGAGTGACCATTGCAGCTGAAGGTGGATTCGATATAACAGGTGCGACGTTCCTTAGTAGTATTGAGCCCATCCTGGGAGCTGCGGGTAATTTTGTGGTGACCCCAACCTTTGAGAACACGATACCACAAGCCACCATCCTCGCAGGTATCACGTTCTTACCTCAAGAAGATATATCCACAAAGGTACAAGGTGCCGCCAGTGGACATGACCCAAGATTCAATGATCTAATTCCTACGTGGATGGGCAGCTATCTGACGAGTGATGATACTAGCTCAACACCGAGCGAGCCTACTGTGGAAGAGGCCGACTGCCTGGAAATGAATGATCAGCATTTCTGGTTTGAGAGAACGACGCTATTGCCCAGAGGGACCGTAGACCTCGGGCAGATTGTCTCCCAACAGACCATCCCAATCGAGCTGTATAATGCCGATAGGTATGAGGCCATCACTGTGATCTCTGTCATAGACAATTTAGGTGCTGGCCTTAGTATCGCGGGCGTTCCGGCGACACCATATGATATTGACCCGCAGACAAGCACTTCTGCCGTAGTGACGGTGGAGACCGCAGGTGCCCTATCTGTAGATGCGTCTTACACCTTTGTCACTACGGTAGGGACATATACGTTCTATATCACGGGCTCTCGTATTGTACTGTTCCCTATTAGACCGATGTCTCCGATGCGTGAACACCTGTTGTTCAGCACTACGGTCCTGGAGGCCACGGATGGGTCAGAGCAACGTATTGCAAACCGCAAGACCCCACGCTCTATGTTCGAGTTCACTATCAAGAGTGATAGACGTAGAATGGAAATGCTGTTGTTTGATAGACAGAATAAAGTGTTGGCAACACCGGCATGGCACGAACCGTCTTTCGTTGCGTCACCGGTAAGTATTGGGGATTCTACAGTCACAGTGGATAGCACAGACTATGCCAGTTTCCATGTCGGAGGTTATGCCATCGTCTTTCAAGACGAGGGTGTGTACGATGCCCTTGAGATCCAGTCCATGACATCGACCACGCTCACGTTCACAAGCACAACGGCTTTCGCCTATGCGAACAATACGCAAGTGATGCCACTCATGTTGGCCTATGTCCAGAGTGCAGTTGCCGCACAGAAGAATCTGCTTAACACACAGACGTTCAACCTGCGTCTAACTGTCCCCGCAATTGACGAAGACATTGCTGATGCATCTGCTTTCGGCACGCGGGGTGGCCTTACTTTCTTAGATGAACCTAACATGGTGGAGAGCGGTGCCCTGTCTGAGGTGCTGGAGCAGAAGCGGCTGGTGATTGATAACACCACCGGCCTATACGGCTTTTTCTCTCAGTGGCAACAAAACAAACGTAGAAGTGTTAAGGGCTTCAAGACAAACACCCGACAAGAGCTGTGGGAGCTCCGTCAATTGTTCCACTACCTTAAAGGTCAGCAGGTTGCGTTCTATATCCCAACTTTCTCTAAAGATATTGTGCCCAACCAGAAGCTACTAAATGCCGGAACGGGAATAACCATGGACTTCATAGGGTATACGGTCAACGCTGACGGACGTGCCCCAAAGGACGAGATCCGTGTGTGGCTTAAGGATGGAACACTGCTAGAGCGTACGATCACAGGCTATGCGGAGCTGTCGCAGGCTGAGGAGCAGCTCAGTGTGGATAGCCCTTGGCCCTATGATATTGAGGTGGACGACATCGAAAGGATAGAATTTATTGAGAAAGTCCGATTAAATGTTGACGACATCACCATAACACACTATAATGCATTAGGTCTGACTAAAACATTCGTTCCGACTAAAGAGGTATTTGACTAATGGCATATGAAGATTATGAGACCTCCCAGGCAGAGGGGCAGCCGGTAGAGCTATACCTCCTGGTTCTGGGGACGGACATATGGCGGATGCACAACTCCATCGACGAGACCATCACCGCAGGCGGAGAGGACTACTTCCCCACCAGGATCAGCCGAGGCAGCCTCAAGACTGGCGAAGAGGCCATGGATATTATGCTGCCGTCCAGCCACGGTTTCCCGGCCAACTTCACAACCGTGGCACCTGGTCAGCTGGCCACCTTGACTATATTCAGATACCATCGGGCAGACCCTTCTGACGTGCAGGTCCGATATAAAGGTGTCGTACGTACGGTGAGCTTCACCAAGCAGGGATATGGTGCAACCATTCATGTCATCCCGCTGACGGCCACCTTCGATAAGATGATTCCGGATATGACCTACCAGGCCGGATGTAATCATGTGTTGTTTGATCCTAAATGCCAGGTCGTTCGGGCATCCTTTGATTACCTAGGCACCCCCAGTGCTGCGGTCTCCAACACCTTGACCGTGCCCGGCTTGACGGCCTCCAAAGGCGATGGCTGGGCAACCAGTGGGTATGTGGCCTACGGCTCATTCGACTTTAGGTTAGTACTGAATCAGTCTATGGACGTGCTCACATTGGTGCTACCATTTTATGATAATGTTGTAGGTGAATCGGTGCATGTCTACGCTGGTTGTGCTCACGATATCGGGATCTGTGCCTCCAAGTTCTCTAACGAAATTAACTATGGCGGTTGTCCCTACGTACCAACAAAAGACATTTTTCGGACAGGAATCTAATATGTTCTTTACTACTATGCTACTATGGTCTGCTTTCTTTATCGCTTCTCAGTTGTTGACCCCGGCACCTAAGATGGAAAACGCACGAGCGGCGGGCCTCGACGACTTCAACTTCCCTACGGCCACCGAAGGTAGAATTATTCCCTTGATGTGGGGGACCGACAAGATCAAAGGTCCCAATGTTATGTGGTATGGTGACCTGCGGATTGTCCCAATCAAGGAGAAAGTGAAAGTGTCGATGTTCAAGTCCAAGTCGTACATCAAGGGCTATCGATACTACATCGGATTCCAGATGGGGATCTGCACGGGCGAGGCCACCCTCAAGAAGATCTGGATTGGTGACGAGCTAGTATGGTCTGGCACGCAATCAACCGATGGGGATATCCAAATAAACAGCAAGTTTGCTCAAGGCACATTCAGTTTCTACACAGGCTCGGACTCCCAGAGTGTAGACTCATACCTGGCTGTACATCAGACGCCAACACCTGCCTACCGGGGTATCTGCCACGGAGTATTCAAGGCTGGATTTGTGGGAGAGTCTACGAACATAAAACCTTGGTCGTTTGAGGTTGAACGAATCACTGATGGCCTATCCCTCGGCGGTAACGCCACGGTCAACTCTTATGATGCCAACCCGATGAACATCGTCTATGAGATCTTAACAAATGCCGACTGGGGATACGGCTACGCCGATGCAGATATCGACCTCGCTGCCCTGGTTACTATCGGTAACACCCTGTATACTGAAGGCAACGGATTCAGTATGACGTTGAGTTCACCCCGACAGGCAGGGGACATCCTGGACGAGATCGAACGTCAGTGCGATTGCCGTAGAAGGCTGGATTCCACCACAGGTAAATTCACTGTGGCACTTATCCGTGATGGATACTCCACCTCTGGGCTTAAAGTGGCCAATAACTCTACAGTGCTAGAGGTGCAAGAGTATAGCCGTGCGACTTGGGAGGGAACGGTCAACTACGTCAGAGTCCAATACAAGCGTAGAGCCAATGACTATACAGATGGATATGCACCAGCCCAGGATGGAGCCAACATGCAGGCCCAGAACCGTAAGGTGCCTGCGACATACAACTTCCCTGGATGTAAGGATGATGCCTTGGCGAACAGTCTGGCCTGGCGTGAGATCCGTGCGAACAGTTATCCTCTGGCAAAGGCCAGACTGAAAGTGAACAGAGAGTTTTGGAGTGTGTTCATCGGGGAGCCCATCTTATTTACGTACAGCTGTGACGAATTTGATGTAGTTGAGCTACCTATGCGAGTTATCAAGGCAGACCTTGGTGACCCGGAACATCCAGAGATCGTCATTGATGTAGTGCAAGATGTCTTCACCTACATGAGTCCAAGCTTCTCTGCTCCTGATCCTTCAAGCTGGACGGCACCTGATCAAGATCTGACTCCGTTTCCAGCTGATGAGCAGGTCGCGTTCGAAGCACCATACGCGATGAGCCGTAGAGACGAAGACCCTAACGAGCACAGAATTTGGTGTGGTGGTGCATCTCAAGGACGTAAAGAGTCTGGTGCCATCATCCGACAACGTAATGGTGTCGTTGATCCTAGCTCTGGTGACTTCTATGATGCTGGAACAATCAACGCTTTCATGTACATCGGGACACTACAAAGTACCATCACTCCGAACAGCACGAGTATTGAGATCTTGACAGACATGGGTGTCACAGAGCTGAAGACTGTGGGGGACTGGGAGCTGGGACAAGACCTGGTCAACCTGATCATGATCGAAGGCGAGTTTCTTTCTAGTGGAACACCTACTGCCATCTCCGGTGGTGTTTCCCTGGCCACACCTAATCGCGGCATGTTGGATTCTGCACAACGGGCTCATATTGCCGGTGCGGATGTCTACTTCATTGACACAGGCGGAGTCCTGACTACTACGTCATTCCCTGCTGACTATCATGTGGATATCCGTCTCCTGCCGTACCGGGACGAAGACCAAGTGGCTATAGCTGAAGGCGACGGTGGCCTGACTGAGGTTGAGATTGATTTGGATTACCGGGAGAGAAGACCTTATCCTCCTACGGACATGGAGGTGAATAGCACCCTCTACCCCGCAGCCACCCAATCGTTGGACCTGGGAGGTGGTGTGGACACCAAGGGCCTGGCAATAGACTACATCAGACGCGATTTTCGCATCTATGATGAGTTGAGCCAGCTCCACACGGACGCATCTGGATTGGTCGGAGACTTCCCGTCCAATAATAGCACTGTCTACCGGCTCAGGATCTATAATGACCCCGCTGGAGCTGGTGCTCTGATCTTCACAGGGGCTTTCCTGGATGCGGCCTCCCTGGTTGTGACCAGAACGCAGATCCTGGCGGCTACGGCGGGTGTGATCCCAACCACCCTGCGTGCATCCATTACAGCACAGCATAGTGACCTGGTCACCCCTACCACAAGGAACGCCCTGGATGACCTGTACTTCGATTTCCCTGTAGACAGTGCAGAGTTCGCACCAGACTACAATTGGGGCGTGGTGAGCGTTGTAGACACATATACGGCCAACTGGACAGCCCCCGACACAGGCAACTATGCCTTCGTACTGGGAACCTCTGGGCCTTCTGTATGGGCATCTGTCAATGGTGGAGCTGAGCAGCAAATAATTATTGCAGGAAACACAACTGGAACCTTGACAGGAGTGGTTGCATCTGATACAATCAAGGTTAAGTACAAAGGAAGTGTGACTGGTACAGAGACCTGCGTAACAGTAGGATCGCCAGTGGATACCGAAGACGCATACGTGATATTCGAATAAGACAGGACATGCAACATGGCAGACATGACGGAGCAACAGATCAACAGTATTGTGGATAAGGCGGTAGAATCGGCCTTGGTAAGAATGGGGATTGACTGTGAAGATCCCCTAGAGATGCAGGGCGATATGGCCTTCCTCCGCAAGTTTAAGAAGTCCTGCGATGCAATAGGCAGTAGAGTTGTTATGGTAGTTGTCGGAGTAGCCACCTTGGCTATCCTCGGTGGTGCTTGGATGGCCATCAGGAAGTCAATGGGTCTATAACAAAGCCCCGGTGGACAATGTAAATGACGAACACGGAGAGTGTCCGTCTAAACTTAATTGGAGATGTCGATGAGCGATAATGAATGGGGCGACTGCAATGACTGTAACCACCAAAATCACGTTGACTGGCGTGGCAAAAAGTGTATGTCCTGCGATCCCCTGGCCGGTGATAATCTATTTGAGCCGAAAGTCCAGGTGGTCAGCAACCAAGTGAGTATGCATCACGGAGCTAACCATAAGCCTGACATAAGCAACCCGAAAGATGGAATTGGTTCAATGAAAGCTCCCATCTCCTGTATCCCTATGCCTATCCTGTTTGAGATGGGACTGGCTATGCTTGAAGGCACCAAGTACGGGCGTCACAATTATCGTGGTGCGGGTGTTCGGTGTTCAGTGTATATTGATGCTGCCTGTCGGCACCTGATGTGCTTCTACGAAGGAGAGGACACAGATCCGGACAGTGGGTTGCCACACCTTGCCAAAGCCATGGCGTGCTGTGCAATCATTCGGGACAGCCAGCTGATGGGTAACTGGGAAGATGATCGTCCGCCAAGGCTACCTAATGGTTTGGATATGCCCAGGTTAAATGCGTTGGCCGCTCAGCTGCAAGCGAGGCTGGAAGGTAAGACACTTCCCCCATGGACGCAACTGCGGATCGACGAAGAGGAAAAGGCTCTGTCCGAACAGTCTGGCGACATGCTGGATAGAATGGATATGATGGAAAAGATATCCGAGGAACAAAAGCAGAAGAGTATCAAGGAGAACGAAGAGGCCAGAGCCCTGCTGGAAAAGATCCTGGGACCATGGCCTGAGCCTAAGACCATGCCGGGTATGATGCCAGCGGAGATCCCGAACTCGAAGGATGAGTTGGCCTACCTTAAGCACAAAGAGAAACGAATCAGCTACCTCAGAAAGTTGGCCAGGGCTGTGTCGATGGAATCCCGCAAACGCACTGATCCAACTTTCTTTCCGTCGAGCTTCCTTGTGTATGAATCAGGGAATAGCTACTGCCTCGTAGACGGAAACAAGACAGTCGTCCAAGTTGGGAACGGGCCTAAGATATTCCGGTTCCTCGCAGAACAATACAAGTCGTACACTGGAGACACATACGATGGATAAGCACTTGTTCCTTGACGTAGATGGTGTGTTGGCCAACTGGTTGAAGGCTACGCATGCATTAAAAGGTGTGCCCTACACTGAAGGGGTTTGGCCATATGCACGTGGCCCAGAAGGTTGGTACTTCTACCGTGAGTTGGGGTGGACAAGTAAATACCTATTCGAAGGCCAAGCAGATCGCAGCTTCTGGGCCAACTTCGAATGGACAACAGATGGTAAAGAGATCAGGGACCTCTGCGAGGATGTGTTTGATGGAAACATCACACTCCTCACTGCACCTTTTGATGCAGATGGTGTCGTTGATGGCCGAAAGGATTGGATCAAACGAGAGATGCCAGGGTACGAAGATCGCACCCTTATAGGTAAATGCAAGGAAGCCATCCCGATGGGCAACCCTAATGCCATCTTGATTGATGACTGGGAGGAGAATATACTCTCTTGGCAACGGGCTGGCGGTACAGGCATCCTGCTTCCCCGCCCATATAACAGTAATGAGATGTTTAGCAGCTGCCCTGTCACCATATTGGAACAGGAATTGGAAACCATTTTCGAAGGAAAAAACGAATGAGCAAGACTACAACGGATCAAGTAGTAGAGACATGGCAACGGAATGGCGGTAACGTCACGGACACAGCCAAAGAGCTGGGCGTGGGTAGAGGTTCTATCTACCACCACCTCAAGAAGGCGAAAGTCGATACGACAAAGAAGATCGCTGATGGCAGCGTGGCGGGTATCGTGCCCGCTCCCTATACTCTGCCAAAGAAGAAACAGGTGAAGCGATTCATCCTCACTTCTGTGCAGAACAACACGCACGTCCACAGGCCTGTGTGGGAAGGCCTGGTGGCGTTGGCCTTTCATTACGATGCTCAGATCATGGCGGGGACGTTCAGCTACAATATGAATGCATACGGTAAGATGTCCGTCAAGCGTGGAACCTCCAGCAAGAACAACGCAGACAACAAGCTGTGGTTTGATCCTATCGTAGAGCCGTACATTATTGATGAACGTCACGAGCTGGCCCCAGGTCTGCAATGGTGTGGTGAGATGAACATCCTACCTACAGCCGTCAATCCGCTCGGTGGGTTTGAAACATACACTGGCCGGGATAGCTGCATTTTTCCCCAGGTTAAGTTTGCCATGCGTTCGATTCCCTCTGGGCGTTACGAAGGCACGAAAATGATGTACACAACTGGCACGGCCACCAAACGAAATTACATCCAGAAGCGTGAAGGGCTCAAGGCGGAGCACCACCATTGTTATGGTGGGTTGCTTGTGGAAGTGGACGACACTGGCAGCTGGTGGGTTCGCCAACTCAACGCCACTAAAGATGGCCAGATCTATGACCTGGATGTCTGTGTGAAGGACGGCAAAATTTACACCCATAATGGTATTGAGGCCATCACCTGGGGCGACACACATGAGCTGCTGTTGGATAGAGGCTCTCATGTGTGTTCGTTAGACATGCTGGACTTCCTGAAGCCCAAGAAACAATTCGTCCATGATATAATGCTTGGTAGTATTACTAATCCGTGGGCCAACGGATCGCTGCATGACAGGTTCAGACGCTACGTAAAGGCCGGTGGGTGGGCTGACCTGCGGAAAGAGATCACTGGTGGTGTAGCCTACCTGAATGATATCAAACGTCCAGGCTGCACAACCTATATCGTGGACTCGAACCACGACCGCCCGTGGATGGAGAAATGGCTTGACAAGAATGGTCGTGAAGATCCCAAGAACGTGCGGCTGTGGTTCGAGCTGAACGCAGCATACTATGCGGCTATGGAAGCCGAACCGTTCAAGAAAGATTTCCATGTCGTCGAGCATGCGTTCCAGCTGATGGGGCTTGATCCCAAGGTTGCCACATTCCTCAGAGAGGATCAGAGCCTGATCATCACCAAAGCGGACATTGAGTGTGGGATGCATGGCCACCTCGGTCCTGATGGTGCACGGGGTAGCGTCTTCAACCTGTCTAAGATGGCACGCAAGGCTAACATCGGGCACGTCCATAAGACTGGTATCTACAACGGGGTGTACGCTTGCGGTGTGTCCTGTGAGACTGGAAGTGATGCGTGGTATATGAAGGGGCCGTCGTCTTGGTCTCACTCCCACATCTTGACCTACCCCACAGGGAAACGAGCTATTGCCACTGTATGGAAAGGCAAGTGGAGAGCATAATGAATATCCAAAAGAACTTCAGAGACATGTTTTGGATGACCCTGGTTGTCGGAATGTTTAGTGCGGGGTGGTTCTTTCTTGGAGTGGCTCCGCTTAACTCCGGCAGAGCCCTATTCCAGTGGATCGTCCTGGGCCTATCATGCTCCATAGGTGGCGGTATCCTGGCTTGGCAGAAAGGTGCTGTGTGTCAGTTGATCGACCATAAACATGTCCAACCTAAAGACTGGCCGACCTTTGACACCTTCACAGTGAAAGTATGTAAACGGTGCGGCGACTGTAAGGTGGAGAACAAACATGGTTAGATCAAGTGATGGACAAGGTAAGACATCAGACCGCCGCCCGTGTCAGGTGTCTCGTGCTGAGGAGGATCTTCGATGGATATATGCCCATGGAGAGATCACGTTGCGTACCTTTAATATGCGGCTAAAGAAATTACATGCCTGAGACATACCGATTCCCGATCCCGGATCATTACGTCCCGGATAACTACGGTCTGCTTATTGGCGGTCCGGTAGATGAGGCCGGTAAACGAGAGAACCCTGACAAGGATCACGTGGATGTGATAGAGGTGTTGGGACCGACACCCGATCCACGGGATTGGCCACGTGATCCAGGGGCCTCCCAGACGTGCCAGAAGGTGACATACACTCCACTACGGTACGTGGTGGCTGATGTACATAGGAAAGGCGTACATCGAGAGATCACCTTCTTCGTTCCCAACAACGGCACAAAAGCCGAGAGGCATAATTTTATATTCAAGCAATTAATGGGAGCATACAGTGAGCTTACAGAACTCAAGCGAGAACACCGAGAA